AATGATTCAACTTTATATTTGTCGTAATTTTTATAAACATCTTTGATTACAGATAATGCTTTTGAAACATTTACATTAAACCATTGAGCTTCTTTTAATAAGAATTGGTCTGCGGCTGATTCGTGTACCGGTTTCAATTCACCTTCTAACAATATCGCACCCTCTTTTAAGAAATCTAAGTGGCCACTCCAATTTGAAACGATTACAGGTTTGCCTGTCAAACTAAATTCTAAAAGAGGTCTACCAAATCCTTCACCCTTTGTAAAATTCAACATTGCTTTTACTTTTGGATGTTCATACAAACCATTCATTTGAGATGGAGTTAAATCACCATGTAAAAGATAAATTGGAACAGACTTATAATCCTTTCCTAATACATCTTTAATCTTTTTAATTGTAGTTTCTCTATCCATTACACTAAATCCAGCAGAACTGGTTTTTAATACCAATGCTGGTTTAACCTTTTCATTTTTGAAAGCCATTGCAAATGTTTTAATCATCATCCCCACATTCTTTCTATCTTCACCCAAATCACCTCTTAACCAATGTCCTACGAATAGGAATGCAAAATCTTCTTTGATTACGTCTAATTCACTAATAGTTACAACATCATTTGTTCCAAAATCAGTTTCATCAAAACCTTCAAATAAAATCTCAACTGGTTTTTCAATTCTATGTTGTCTAATTAATTGACCAGATTGTTTATCCGCTTCATTATAAACACTATCAACTAAACTTTTCTTAGAATGTTCGGATGGAACGATTATTAAATCCATTCTATTACACCCATGTACCCAATCTAATGGAGAATGTGTAGTTTCAATTGCTGCGGTGATTCCAATGTTGTAGAATCCCAATGGTTGAAATTCATTAGGTACTGTTACCTGAATATAGATGTCAGGTTTTTCTGTGATTTGTGGTATAATACTATCCACTATAAATTTATGAAATGGATTCTGATAGTTTAATGCATCCATTGGAGTATTTCCCCAACGAGTACTAATTACTTTGATTTCAAACTTATCTAATTTATAAAGAGAATGTAATAAATCTCTTGCGTGGTCACCATATCCACTTCTTGTGGCAACTGGTGCCTGAAATACTAATGTTGGTTTCATACTATAACTCTATTAATTTAAATCTTTGTTTTGGTTTCCAATTTGCAAATGCACCTTCCATTCCATCTACTAATGTTTTACACATTGCTTCTCTACTCAATTTACCTTCTCCTAAGAAATGTTTTCTACCTTTTAATCCAGCAGCTTCTCTATCTTCTTTTGGTGTTTTATACCAATCCATAATCAATGGAGTAATATCTTCAAAATCAACTCTATCATCAAAGATATATGGAGTAGGAACCGAACCTGTTGTTGAACGAACCGGCCAAATTGGTTTAACCCAATCTCCCCAAACTACACCTGCCTTTTTATGTCTATCGTGTAAAGAACCAATTTCTACATAATCTTCTGCAGTTAATAATTTACCACTACCTCTTTCTCTAAATCCACATTGGTCTTGTAATCCACCTGTAACGGTTACAATAATAGGAGTTTCCGCCATAACCGATTCTGCGGTTGCCAACCCAAATCCTTCGTTAGATGCCACATTGATTGTCACATCGGCGATATTGTATAAATAATTCAATTGTTCTTCACTGTATCTATTTGGTGCAAATATTACATTTGTTTCCGAAGAACAACATTCCGCAATCGTTCTTGGTAAATCCGTACCATGTTCTTGTACGGGTTCAGTATGCATCAATAAACATACTTTATCTCTATGTTCAGGTGCCAATGCTTCAACAAATTTGTCAAATGCAAGAATTACATCAATTGGTTGTTTTCTACGAATATTTCTATTACTCCAATATAAAACAAATTCATATTCTTTATCACCGAATATTTCTTTTTTGAATTCAGCTGGAACATCTACTTTTTTATATAAATCCGAATTGATACCATGTGGTACATAACTTACTTGCCAATCTTCTGGTTTAGTCCAATGTTTTTCTTTATCCCAACTCCAAACTCTTTTAGTAATACCATAGGTTTGTTTTGAAATACATCCAATCCAATCACAACTTTCGTAGTAATCTCTATTGTATTTTGGGTCTGGTAAATCATCCCAAATATGATAAAAGAATAAAGGACAGGTTTGTCTAATTTCATGTTCGATATCATATAACCAAATCCAATATCTCGGGTCGGTAAAGTGTAAGATTGCATCAGGTTTTTCAACCATCAATAGTCTTCTAATTATATCAGCATTACCATAACCATCGGATGGATAAATTTTTACATTTGCATCTTTTACACCTGTGGTTTGCCTAACACTATCGTTTAAATCTAAAACCTTACCAGCTTCAGGATGTTTAATTGCAGCTCCTAATTGAACCCAATCATACTTATCAACCGTTCCTAATACTAATTGTTTGGAAACATTGGCGATACCACTCGCCATTCTTAAATCATCTGATAATAACAGAATCTTCTTTTTTGCCATAACTTATTTTTAAATATATATTGATTAATTTAGATTTTTTAATCCTCTATCACAAATTCCTCTATCAAAAAACTCACACCATTCACATAGTTTGGTTGCGTTCTTTGGATATTCTACATCGGTTCTATAATTACCATCTTTGTCAAATACACTCTCTACAAACTCCGTAAAACCCTTCCAGGCCTTATTCACCGATACCTTACCATTTGCGGGTACATGCTTACTCATTCTATGTGTTGGGATATCCTCTCTCACTTCTACCTTTCTTTTCAATATGATAAATTCAACATCAATCACATCTTCGGAAATACTTAGTAATTCGGCGTAGAACTTTTTGTATAATAAGATTTGTGCACTTTTAACTGGGTCTGATTTTTGATACTTACTCCAACCTCTTGTAGAAGTTTTAAAGTCAATGATTCTATATCTACCATTAAAGGTATCTCTGATAATCAAATCTATGAAACCCATAAAGTTTACATTCTCTGAAATCTTTGTGTTTATAGGTTGTTCAATTGCTACCAACTCATCGTGTTTTAACGAAAAGAATTTGTTAAAGTTTTTGGGTTTTTGAAACCAATCTAATAAGACATTCCCATCTTCCAAAAACTCTACCATTTCTTCTTTGGTGCATATTGTAGTATTACCTATTTCACCTTCGGTTTCTTTAAGATATGCATCTCTCATTCTTTCTTTTAGATATTCCTTTAAGTCAATCATTTTGTCAGCTTGTGACTTTGATATTCTTAAACACTTCTCCAAATAGTTTTGGAGTGTCTCATGCATTGCAGTTCCAAAGATTGAATGTATGTTAGAAGAACTTTCTCCTAACTTATCTATGTATGCTAATTTGTATTGGTGTGGACAACTATGCCACATACTATATTGTGAAAATGATACTCTTGCCATAATAAATCTAATATAAGACAAATAATCGGATTTACCAAATTATATCTTAAGTTTCAATTTAGTTATTTGCTTTTTATCAATACCATATTTTTCGCAGACATATTTCATATATTCTCTACCTTCTCTTGTTGAATAAAGAACCTCCAAATATTCTATTGCTTGATTTTCTGAACAATCATATTCTTTCTTTAATAAATCAATTATAAATTGTTCGTATTTATCTTCTGATTTTCCTTTTATATATTTCAAAAAGTATTTACCTTTTGGAATAACACTAATATACAACTTATACATTTCTTTTGGTTGTAATGTTTGTGTTAAAGGCAATAGAGATGCTACCAATTCAACCCATTCAGGTTTCATTGATAGAAATCTATTTATCATAAAATTACTCCAAGTCTTAACATCCTCTTCGGATAGTTTGTCAAAATACTTAGGGTCTTGTATGGTAGTTATTGCATTGATATGGTCAAACAATTTTGCTGCCATTATTCTGTGATTTTTGTTTCTTGTAATTCTTGTGGTAATAACTCTTGTAATGGTTTACCACATGATGAACATACATACAACTCGATTGGCATAACCGAATCTTTTGGTTGTCCTGTTAATAAACGAGATATCTTTTTGAATCTATATGCGGGTAAAAATATCTTTCCTCCACATTCACAATTCATATCTCTTGCATCATTTAAATTAAAATTCATTGGCAATTGCCCTTGTCCTTGTTCCATTATTTTATTATGTTTAATATTTGTATAATTGTGCTCATAAACACTATTTCTTTATCTACTACCAATGCGTCTTTTGATAATCCATCTGCAATAGTCAAAATCACATTTGCCACATTTCCGGTTGCATATTCATCAACTTTGTCGTATAACATTGTATACATTTCGGAATAGTCATTTAGTTTATTATCTGCCACTGCCTGTCTGATATTCATAAACAAATTTCTCTTATCATCATTTGATTTCAATAAGTCAATAAGTTTACTTGCAAAGTTTGATTCAACCATAATTTTGTGGTCTACTTTCAATTCTCCTTTTGCAGATTGTAACTGACAAGTATTAAGTATTCTTCTAATATCCGGATAATATGAATTAATCACATCTGCCATATTTTTTGGTTCATACTTAATCTTTTCAGTATCTAATATCTTTGCTACCTGAATTGCAACATCCTTTTTAGTCGGAGGTGTGATTGCGAAAGACTGACATCTACTTTGGATAGGGTCGATGATTTTCTCAATGTAATTACAGGTTAAGATAAAACGACAATGTTTACTGAATGTTTCCATTAAGTTTCTCAAAATGGCTTGAGCTCCCGGTGTCATATAATCAAACTCATCTAAGATGATTACTTTGAAACCTGCAAAACCAACGGATGATGCAAAATTCTTAACTTTTGTTCTTACGGTGTCTACATTGTTTTCATCCGATGCGTTGATAATCATAAAGTCACATTTAATTGTGTTTACGATTAACTTTGCAAGTGTGGTCTTACCAGTACCCGCTTTTCCGTATAACAACAAATGTGGTATATCGTTTGCATCTAAATATTGCTGAATTGTTTCTTTGATGGTTTCATTACCAACATAGTCAGCAAGAGT